CTGACAAGTTGATCCCGAACCAAAATCAAATTTATCTGCAGTTAATACTTCAGTGTTTCCATCAGATCTTATTAAAGAATATCTGTTTGAAGCAAATGGTAGAAAAACTTCATTATCTCCAGCTGTTGGAAGAGTTCCAGTTGTAATTTGATTTCCCGAAATATTAACAGTAAAAGTTTTTCTTATGGTAAGATATGCATCCGTAAGATCAACATTTGAAATATTACCTTTCGGTAAACGAGTAAACAGTGTATTGTCTGTAGATTCCTCCAATCTAGTTGTAAGTATTCTTAAATCTGTTACATCTAAATTTGAACCTGGAAGTTCTCCACTAGTAACTCCAGTTACAGTTGTAACTCCAGAAACATTTATAGAGTTAGATGCGACACTAATGACCTTTGCTGTGATAGGATCTGCAGATCTTGATAAGTCACTATATCTTACTAAATCTCCAATCTTTACAAGAGTCCCTGGGAAAGATTCATTAGAACTTCTGATAGTGCTTACGCCACCAGAAAAAGCAGAAACTGTTGCAATACCAATTCTAGAAGAAACTGACTGAATTACATCAGCACTAAATGTATTAATTCCAATAACCCCGTTGGTTGTCCCATACAGAGACTTAACTTTTGATATTCCGTGTTCAGTAACCGCAATAGCGATTCTTCCATCTTCAATGCCATTAAAAATTAATTTTTCATTGGGAACAAAAGTTCCAGTCTTTTCGTATACAGTAAGCGCAACTCCTGCAGTTACACTATCTTTTAGAAATGCAGTTGCCCCACTATTTGCACCTTTAATAAAAGTTGGTGTAGATAATGTTGTTGCCTGATTTAAAGTAATATTTGTAAACGTTTGAATATCAAAAAGTGAAATATCCCACTGATTAATATTTGAATTTGTAGAATCATAAGAACCAGAATTTAATCTAAAATCATAAACTCTAGCAAGACCAATTTCTTTTCCTGGGGCAGTTTCTGAGTTCAAACCAACCCTACTGTCTCTTAAACTTACAAAATAGGTATTTCCAATGCCTATAGTTGGTGTCCTATAAACACGGTTTATCTTTAAAGTAGCACCCGTATTGTAGATGAGTGCTTGATTTTCAATTGTTCTAGTTGTTCTTGGTTTTTCTACATCAATAAAAGTTGGGGACGTAGTTTCAATTTCATATCCACGAACAAATGCTTTTCCCGGAGAAATTTTGTAAATTGCTAGATCATCAGATGGAGTTCCTCCACTTGGAGTGAACTGACCAGCATTAAATAATCCTCTATTTCCTAAATTGTTATTTAAAGAGTTTACAATAGAAACATCAAATGGAGACACATAGTAATCTCCAGACTCTGCATAAGTTCTTCTTGCAAGAGTGTCCGTAATATCTTCATATCCAACTCCACCACCAAGAGTTCCTTTTGTAGAAGTTTTTGTTCTCAATACTCCATCAACAACAGTTGCGAGTTCAATGAAACTAGTATCATCAAAATCATCTAATGATTTTTTAAACAAACTAACTGAAATTTTTAGTCTATCTGCTCCAGGTGCAGAATAGTTATTGTATCCCTGAGAATTATCATTTAAACTTTCATCTAAATCTGCATTTATAATCTCCTCACTCACAAACAATCCTATTCTATAACTTGGATTACTTGTATATTGATCAAGAATCAAAGTTTCTTTATTGACGTTTATGAAGTTTCCTCTAATAAAATAAACACCATTTTCTATTTGGAAAGCCGATCCAGTTGCTGTTGCATTATTTGCAAGAGTCGTTGCAAAAGGAGCTCCTGCTTCAATAACAGAATTACCTAGAAGACCAGATGTAATCAATTCACTACAAATCAACTCTTCTCCATCAGAAAATATTTGAGTTGAATTGTTTTGAGTGCTAGAACCAAGATAACTGATATACAGTGTAAGATTCCCTCTTTCCGAATCTTCTGGTAACAAAATTGAATCTACATATGCAGTTACACCAGAAGTTTGTCCGGTAATTCTTGTTCCTTGTAACTGATCGGCATATGCAGATACTGGAACTCCTTGATAATTATTGTTTAACTGGACACAATAATAGAGTTGAGAGTATCCAGTATTTCCTGGAATTACTTTTGCTCCCTCTTTAAAAAAGTGTTGACCAAATTTTTCAATTTGGTTTTGCAGTATGGATTGTAAAGTCGTTAACTCTCTTGCCTGAACAGGATATCCTGGTTTAAATAATACTCTATGATAATCATTAGCAGGATCAAAATCGTCAAAGTATGGCGATACGTTGAGGTTAGTTTGTTGTGGCATAATTCTTTAGAACTGCAAAATGACTTTGATATCTTCTTTTTGGTTTGATGATCTAGTAATAGATGGTCTATTATCTACGTATATAATATTTCCAGAATATTTTCTCACTTCAGGATTTGCTAAACCACTAGAAAACTCTTGTCCAAGATAGTAGGTCCTATTATTTATTACTGTAGATATGCCCGAGAAGGATGTATCAATTGCCAGGTTTGAACCAGAAGATGGTACAATAGTCAAATTTCCACCAGTTCCTGGAGTGGCAGTAAACTCTTGCAATTCAAATCCATATGTTGGGTTTGTGATTCCAATACCTGCTGTTGTAAATCCAGCCATTGTTCTATCCTGCCAGTATTTCAAAACGGCAGTTGTCTGATCATAACTAATAACTCTACCAACAGCAGTTGTACCTGTTGAAATAGTTTGGGTTACAAAAGAATCTGCAGTAAAAGTTGCTGAACTATATCCAGTACCAGTCAATCTTAAAGCATAAACTGCACTAGCTTTATCTAAATCTAAAAGTGAGGAGTTTGTTTTTTGGGGATTTTCTACAATACCAACTCTAGCAATCTGATTTCCTGTAATAAAATCTGGATTAGAAATATCATTTTCAATTCTAGAGTACATTAAAACATTATATGCTCCAAGTTCTCTGTAAATATCAGCACCGTGTCCTCCTTTAGGAGAAATGATGACATTAAAAGTTGGTCTAGTAGTTCCTGTTGGAACCCCACCAGCAATTAAATCAACAGTTCCGTAGGTATAACCAGATCCCTGATTTGATATTGTTATTGACTCAACCTTTCTGTCGTTATTTGTAACAATAGTGCATTCTGCCCCAGTTCCATCTCCCTTAATAGGGACTCTAGTGTATTGTGCCCCACCAATGGGTCCAACGGCAACTCCACGATTTGTGATTGTTACAATTTTAATAGAACCATCTACAGCATTATCTCTTACTGCAGCATTATCTGTGCTAGTTTCCCAATTTTGAGGAACTGGAATGAAATCAGTTGATTCAAATTTTACAATATCACTTGGTTTAATTGTGTAAAGATATTTCCAAATATATCCATCTCCACTACTACCTGCCGATCTTGGTTCTAAATCGGTAAATGTTGGTTCGTCTAAAGATGGTCTTCCATTGGGATTATCTGGATCTGTACCATTCTGGAGACAAGCATAAACTCTATAATCACTATTCAGAACATAATATGATGCAGAATAGAGATTAGTTGACCCAGAAATTTTTGCAGTGTTTGATCTGCTATAATCGTGGCGATACATATCATAAGTTGTTCCAGAGGACCATAATCTCCTGGTTACAACTTGCCTAATATCTGAAGAATTTATTTTCTTCAGAGCAATCATAGTATCCCAATACTTATTTTCCTCATTAAAATTATCTTTTGGTGATGGAGGGTTAGCATCCCAGTTAGACTGTTCATCTGTAGGATTTGGCAATCCTATAAATGAATAATATGAATTACTGGACGATATAACTCCATCAACAAAATTCTTTGCATTTAATATTCTAATCTGATCAGTTATAATAGCAGCCATTGGACAGAGTTTTTTCTTTATTTATTAGATATTAAACAATATAATTTTTATACTTCAATTGTTTGGTTCTCTGAAGAATAGTTGAAGTAGATATTCCTGTCACTTCATTGGTTCCAATACCAGACAAAGTTTTAGCAGGATATGTTACTATTCCTGATCTTCCATTAAGTGTAACTTTACCCCAAGAAAAATCTCCAAAGGAGTTGGATGTGGTTATTCCTGTATTTGTATAATTAAACTGATCTATATTTACAATAACCCTTTTGCAAATAGATGTATTAATACCAACCCCACTGCTATTAATACCAGTTGGTCTATTTACCAAAGAAGTGCTAGCAACAACATAAACATTATCTAAAAATGCATTTCCAATAGCAATAATGTTTCCGTTATTGTCAAATGATTTGATGCTAGTGATTGCTATTCCCACATTTGAATTTTTAATCACAAAATAATCATCTACATCCAAAGAACTCAATGTAATTGCAGTTCCTACTAGATTAGAATCTCTTAATGGAGAATTGAAAGGTATATGCAAATCAAATATTAATTGAGTTGTTCCTATTCCAACTGAAGTTGTTCCAAATCCTACTACAATTCCAGAATCTCCAACAAATGAAGAAACATTATTTACCTCCGAATTTGCGGGCGGTGGAGCAATTAAAACAGTTGGTGGATTTGTATAAGTATATCCAAGTCCTGGATTTGTAACTGTTATTCCAGTAACAGTTCCTGCTATTCCAATTGTTGCACTTGCTAGAGAAGTTGTTGTTGCTCCGATACCAACTCCCGTAGTTCCTGCAATAGAAACTAAGGGAGCAGTAGTATATCCAACTCCTCCTGTAGAAATTGCTATAGATGAGATTGTCCCTGCAATAGAAACAATTGCAGTTGCAGCTGCCGCAACTTTTACATCTTGAGTAAGGAATGTGACCGAATTTTGGAAAAGTAAAGAGGTATCATTCTCATTTTTACCATCAAAAAGAGGTCTAATTCTATCAACATAGATATCCGTAGATCCAATACCGACCGATTTAATCACATATGCAACTGGGTTTATAACAGGTTCATAAAGTTCTCTATCTTTACCAACTTCTTGTTCATCAATAATTCTATCCTCAGTTTGTCTGCACCACAGAACAGGACGTAATAAAGTTTCATCAACTGTATTTCCAGGTCCAAAATATGGACTTGTGTTAACGAGATCTGTTGAATTTACACTAGTAACAGTTCTTGGGTTTTCTTGCAGGAAAGGACTTTGCCCAATAGAAGCATCATATCCAATAGTAAGATCATCTCCAACTTTAACTGTTTCAATAATTTCTCTACTAATAACGTCAGTATCTCCACTTCCTTTATAGAAAATAATCTTTACAGTGTCACCAATCTTTAGTGCTTCTGTGAATGTAAGAATGCTACCTCCAGTAAATGTATATCCCTCACCAGGAACTTGTAAAGTATCATTTACAAAAACAAGTAAAACATCTTCCACATTAATTTTGGATCCTTTCGATGCAACAATAGATACAGCATTTCCAGATAAAGAAAGTGGGAAAGCAGTTCTTTCTCCATCAATATATCTCTCTACATTATCTAAAACTTGAAGAGTTCCAATAGACCATCCAGTAAATTCATCTGTAAAAGTTTTATCTATTGTGATCTGGAATTCTTTAAATGATCCTGAAGTTGTTGGTATTCCAGTTGTTCCTCCAACAGGAATCGTCAATATTTCCCCAGGCTTATATCCATAACCAGTATTTTGTATTTCAAAATCAATAACACTGGACCCATTTCCAACAACAACATTAACTGTTGCTTGTGATCCAACGCCAGAAGATGATATTGATGCATACTCTAGGGGAATGTTAAAATAACTTAAAGGATCATCAAAAACAACATATGGTGGATTGGTTGAAGTATAACCAGATCCTGGATTTGTAATTGCCACACTAACAATGTGTCCATTACTTACTGCTGCAGTTCCAATAAACTCAATATTTGGAGTTCCAGTGCTAAAAGTACCAACGCCAACATTAATTACAGTTTGAACTCCAGGTCTATATCCAGATCCACTGTTTCCAATACTGATCGATTGAATAGTTCCTGCAACAGAAACAATAGCAGTTCCTCCAGCAGACACCAATGGTTGGTATGCAAACCCTTCAGTAGATCCAACAGAAACGATAATTCCACCTTTAGGGAAACTTGATATCCCAACGTCACTTGTTAGTGTTTGGGCAACGCCAACAAAGGAAATTGTTGTAATGCCCACACTTTCACTCAAGGTATAATCACTACTTTGCCCAGGACCTTGGAATACATCATTAATGAGTATAACTGCATTTTCTGTCGCAATCCCAGTGACATCCGATCCATTAGATTTCAGGATAAACTCCTTGTTTACTCCATTGAAATTCTGAGAAATATCATCAAAAATATAGTTTTTATAATATGTTTCATTGGAGGTATTTGGCACTCCAGAACGTAAGAACACTCTACCATTAAAACTGGACCCTGTGGATATCCCTAACCAATCTCTTTCATCTGGTGGATTGGTGCTAGTGCCAAGTGGGGTATTTCCGTATGGAGCTTCAACAAAATTCAACACATTATCAACAATGTTATAATTACCAACAACTTTTGTTACAAGTGATCCTGTAGAATAACCTGCCAAAGATGTTCCTAACCACTCTCTGCGAACTCTAAGTTGATTTGTGCTTCCAATACCAACTCCCTCAATAACCATAATTTCATTTCCAATCTTAATAAGATCTCCACCAAAAAATGATGTTATTCCACTAAATTTAACTAGATTATCTGTGGTGACAACTTCATCTGCCAGTGTTGTTGTAACTGCCGTAGATACAATAGGAGATTGAATAATATTATCAAGTGAAACAATAACTTTAGCATTTTGATTTGTAGAAACAAATCTATGAGAAGTTCCAATACCAACACTTGTTATGTCAACTGTTTCTGGAACAGATTTCAATGCATTTTCTGCACTGGTTGCAATTTTAATTTTATCTTCAGAAATCTTGACTGCAAATATATTTGTAGGAAGTTTATCGGTTGTTCCAATACCAACAAATGATGCTGATGCAATACCAATAGCTTGGGTTGTACCTGCTCCAGCGTGATAATACCTTATCGCCTCACCAGAAACAAAGAAGTGATTTGGTAGAGAAATAGTATTATCAGAAATACTAACGATTGAAGAATCATTGCCCAAGAAATATCTTTCAAAAATAGGATCATTTTCGTGAGTTAAATTAAATGCTCTCTTGATGTCTCTCTCCGTTCCCTCATAAAGACCAAACCCCGTTTCTATTGCTCCATTATTAAAATCAATTTCATCTTTTGCATCATCTTCGTGTCTAAGAGCATTCATAAAAACATTTACATTTACGTCAATGCCTGGAAGTGGGGTAAAAAGAACTTGAGTTGTAGTGGCAGATCCTACTTTTACAACTCTAGATCCTAATGTTCCCAAACCAGATAATGTTTCAATAACTCCATATTCCGTATCATAAGTTTCATAATCAGTTACTCCTTCTTGGTAACTATCAACAACAACAAATTCAGAAAGTTGATATTGATTGTTGTTAATGTCACACGCTTGAATAATAAAGTATCCAACATCATAAGTTCCTTGTGTTGGGTACTCTGCAATGACATTTTGTATTGGAGATGTTGTAGATGCTATGGATGTAGTTCTAGATTCTAATCTAGCGTGTTTCATATCAATAGTTCCGATTCCACTGAATGAGGAATTTGCAAGACCAACTGTTATAGTGTTAATAACACCGGTTGTTCCAATACCAACTCCAGAATTTGGAGTAAAATCAACTTTTAAAAGTGACCCATCAATATAAGCATAATAAGTTCCAAATCCAGTTGCTGCATATGGACCAGCAGAAGTAGTCAACTGACCATATTCAAGCATTGCAACTTCAGATCCATTATGAACAATATTAAGTTCTGTCATTTCAAATTCATTTCCACTATATGAATCTGGAGTTATTTGCACCAAAACCTTAGCAGAACTATAAGTACTGGCAATCCCAACAATAGTTGCGGTTGTTCCTACCGTGACAGAAACACTATCAGTATCAATTAAAGATCTACCAACTGTGGTGCTACCAGCACTCAGTAAGTTATCATCCAAGTTATAAGAAATGCTGGTAATGTCATAATCATTTACAGTAAACTTAGTTGGATAAAATTGAAGTTGGCCTTGAGTTCCAGAAATAGCAAAATCAAAAGATCCTTGATCATAGGCACTTTCAACTCTTCCGTATTGATTGATATATCCAAATGATCCATCGTGGATTAGATCAACAATCAATAGTTGTCTTTGTTGAGTGAATCTTCTATCCTTTACATATGTGATATATTTTAAAGCTCTCTTTTTATCCAGATCAAAAACATTTACGACACTAAAAGCAGTTGATCTTGGATTGCTATTAAAAGTTCCACTAAAATCATCAATAGAAAGAACTCTATTTCCTACAGATTCTAAGTAATCTGTAAGAATTCTATTTGCAAAAATAATCTCAGTTGATACGATATTTGAGTTTATATTTAATGCATTTTCCTTTACTAAATCAAAGTCATAAACGCAATTGAGGTTTGCAAAACCAGTCAGATCACTAATAGTTTCAAATGAAGTTGTATCTGTTGACAATCCAACAATCATAGAACTTCTACTGTCTGCGATTGACTCTAACTGATAATCAGAGAATTTTTTAAATCCAACAGTATGATTTAAAACAGAAACCGCATCATTCCAGGTATCATATGCAATTCTAGATCTCAACGAATAGGAGAACTTTTGATAATAGTCACTATCTTGAATTCTTTGTAAATTGTCATTTAAAAATCCAGAAGTAACTTGCCATCCATCTATAACTTTTGAAGTTGAATCTAACTTCAAATAAGCTTCATATGATTTAATAGAAGAAGCAATTCCTTGTGTCTTGGAAGACTGTCCTTGAATGATTTCACCAACCACAAAATCTTCGTCAGAAGATATCCTCAGAATACCAGTCTTTGCATCCCATCCCTCTACAGTTCCTGCTGCTGAATTTGAAGTTACAGATTCATCTGGGAGATAGTTATTTGTTTTTAACTTAACATCAAAAGTTGGGAAATATTTTTTTGGTATGATTCTTCCTGCAGAATTGATGCTATCAAATACACCTGGAGTAACAACAGTTGTTGGGAAAAATTCAGACAAATTATAAGTTACAGTTCCAATACCACCAATATTTTCATCAACTGCTGTTAACTTGAATAGTTTGTAATCATAATATTCTGAGTTGTATCCTCTTCCAGTAGATCCAACACCAACACTTATATTTTCAATCAATACCTCATCATTAACACTAAATGGGAAAGATCCTGCTGTGCTAAATCCTACTGATAAAGTAACTGTAACATCTTTTGTAGTGTTATTATAAACAATCGTACTAATACCAACTCCATTGCTATTTTGTGTTGGAATGATAGTTGGCGTTATATTACTAATACCGTAAGTATTTTTTAAAATGGATACTTGAGCATCCCCCAAAGTATACTTGATATCTAAATCGGAAACTAACTGATTAGTTTTTCCATCAAATACAAGAAGTTCTGGTGCCGAAGTATATCCTCTACCGAAAGATGTAATGCCAATAGATTCTATTGAAGCAAGAGAATCAATTTTGACTATTTGTGGTAGATTTACGCTTGGTTTTAAAGTACTGTCTGATGGGAAGTCATAACCAATATCATTAATCTTGGTTCTTGAAATCTTTCCTATATTTGTACTAGAAGCTTCTAATATCGCATTAATTCCATATCTAGATGTAATACTAGATACACCTGGAAGTGAATAGTAGTTTGACCCTTTATTTTTTATTTCAATCTTTGATATTGGTCCATAAGAATGAGTGCAATCTGTATCATAAGAAATTGAAGAGGTGGAAGCCGCATAAGAAACTCTTTCAGGAATATCTCTAAGAGTATATGTGAATGACGTAGAGGATGCGATGGAAATGGAATGTTTTCCGTTATATACACTCTCCTTCGTTTGAATTTGAGAACCAGATAAAATATCAGAATCTACAACAGTTCCCTCTTTGGATTCTGGAATATCACTTTCAAATACTGGATCTAATTTGTAAAATAACGTTTCGGGTATATTATCATTAACTATAAGTGTAACTCTCGCATCCGATGAAACTCCAATAGTTCCTGTTTTTTGAACATTGAATGTAGAACTATCTAAAGATTTATCCCAAACTTTAGTGAAGTTTTTATCTGTATAGAAATTAAAATCAAATGCTGGATATAATGTAGATAGATTTAAATAAGACAGAGAAGAATCTGATAAATCAAAACTTACCGTAGAATTTTTGTAGACTTTTATTGGGGGATTAATTGGATTAATCGTTCCAACCGAAGAACTTGAAATTCCAATAATAGATGGACTTAATTTTGTTGCATCATAGTAAGTATTAGATAATTTAAAGTTATTGTTATCAACCTTAACAATATAGTAAATCTTATCATTTTCTAATCCACCAGATGGTGCAGATGAAGTATGAATTACCTTATCTCCAGTTTTAAATCCGTGATTTAGAATTGTAATCAAATTAGTAACCGTATTGACTCCAATCGCAGAGAAAGATTTTGGATTTACTACAAGTCTTCTATTATAGTCATTATACTTTAAAATCACTGATGTAGATATTGATGGATTCACATCAACAAATACATTATGTTGTTCATTTAATCCGTGAGTTTGTGCGGTAGAAACAGTTACTTTATTTCTTGTAACTTCTCCAGTAATAACATCATAGTTAGTAGTAAAGCTATGATAAACTCCAGTTCCAATTCCAGCAAAATATAGTGTTCTAGAGTTCCTATATGTGCTTGCAATGCCGACAAAAACTCCTGTGGTATCTAATCCTACCCTGATGGTTGCAATTCCAATAAGGTCCTCATTTATTCTAGCTACAAATAAAGTTTGCTGATCTGATAATGTTATTCCAAAACCAACATTGCCTTCTTCTGCAACTACTATTCCACTGCCAGAATTTGGAGAATAAGTTAGTTGATCTCCTGTTTGTAAATTGTGCTGCTTTATATAAATTGATTTTGTTGGAATAAAGATTTGTGATAATCCTGTTCCAGGATTTGATATTGATAATGTCGTTCCAATACCAACACCAACATTTGTTCCAAGACCTACTGATTCTGAAGGATCAAAATAAATTTGTTTGTTAATTTTGTAATCATAATCTGCTTTAAATCCAGCATTAATTTTTAACTTTCTTGTATCTTCAACTATACTCGTCGTTACTGTATGTGCGGATCCAGTTGTTCCATTGACCTGCCTAAGAACCCTAATTCTAGAAAGTCTTGGATCTATGTTTAAAACTTTAACCTTTTCAGATCCAACAGTTAAAATATCATTTTCCCTGATATTTGGGAAAAAGAGATTACCTGTTACGTTAAAATAGGTAACTATTCCAGTCGCACCTACAGTTCCTATTCCAGATGAACTTGTCCCAACACCAACAACAGTAAGTCTATTGCTACTAATGCCAGCAGAATAAGAACCCTCAATCTTAGAAGATGTTGTTGATAATCCTAAAACATTAACAATATCTAAGTTTTTAAAATTGTGGGGATTGCTAGAAAATAAAACATACTCACCCTTTGTGTTTGAAGGATAGATTTCTACATTACTGATACTGGATGTCGCAACACTAATATTACTTACTGGTTTTCCCTTAATTCTAGAAACATTTGCTGAAGCATTTTGCCCAGAAGTATTATCATTATTGAATATGATTGTATCCCCAACTTGATATAAATCTCCAGCACTATTAATTCCAACAGAACTTATTGTTCCAGGAGAAACTGCTTCCACATCTATTGTCTGAGACAACTTGTTTGGAATGTAAATATATTCATAATTTAACTCCTCTTCAATAAAATTATACGGTGCGGTATTTCTACACCAATCGGTTTCACTTAGGTCAATAGAATCTTGATTTGAACTTGTTTGAAAATTAAACTCTATTGGATTGTTCTTATAATTTTGTCCGATTAAATATGGGAACGTTGGTCTTCTATACTTTGCAAATGGTCCTGATGAGTCTGCAGAAATATTATTAACAGTTGCAAAGTATGCGTATGTTCCATTTGGAAATTCTGGCGTAATGCAGAACCTTCCATTATTTTCATCCAAAACATCATCATCACTCAATTTGTAATGAGTATAATCCTCTACAAAAAATCCTTCTGGAAACAGAGAAACTGATGGTCTAGATTCTTGTATATCTAATACATAACCAGATTTCATTTGTGCAATAACACCACCAGACTTTTTAATATATCCATATGGACCATAAATTGGATGTCCATCATATGACCAACCAATAATTGGTGAATGCTCTATAGAAGGAACTTCAATGCTATTAACTTTTCTTAAGTCTTTTCTTCCATATAAAATTTGACCATCTTGATCTACAGCAAAAACAGATTCTCTAAGTTTTCTTGGCGCATAAATGTGAGAATATTGCAATCCTAAGTTTTGATCCAATCCGTTCGTAATAAATCCATCATCACCTTTAATTTGATCAAAATGTTTTTCAAACAGATTTATCGTCCAGGTTTGAAGAATAGGTAAGAACTTTGCATTTTGGCCTAAAGAGATAACTTCTATTGCGGTCTCTTGAGTGTATCCTGTTCCTCCCTTCACAACAATAACAGAAGTCAAATATCCGTTTTGAATAACTGGAGTTAAAACAGCACCTATACCACTAGTACTAATAACTCGTAAATCTGGGGGAGAAACGTAATTTCTACCAGAATTTAAAACAATAACTTCGGTAATAGATCCATTATTGACGACAGGTTGAACCTGAGCATTAATACCAGAACTCAGTGAAATATCTGGTAATCTATCAAAATTAATAATTTCCGAAGATCCGTATCCAACTCCATTGTTTGAAAGGTGGAAAGATGTTACTTGTCCTCTGAATATTGGTTGAATTCTTGCTTGGAATGTTTCTGACCCAATAGAAGAAATACCAACCTTACCAACAAGAGTTACAGAAATATCTTGATAGTTAA